ATGAATTTTGAACAAGCCAAAGCGCTGAGAATCCAGCAATGGCGCGATACGCTCGACGATCACGACTTCCGGTTACAGAACCCTGAGGCGTATCGGTCCAGCCTGCTTTCGGCAAGCGCGAGGTTGACCGAGGAACGGTTGATTGATCAAGACGACCAGTTTGGCATGGACGAATTAGCGAACTCCGCATACTGGCTCGCAGTTGAAGAGCTGCAATCGACATCTGTTCTCTATCACAGCGCGTCTCATTACGACCTTGTCGCGCGAGACGGCTCCTCAAACCTGGGCACGATTCGTCAATCGACATTTTCGGCGAAAAGCGAGGGCCGCCGCATCCGCCCCTACGACGGAAAAGTATATCGCCAAGGTGAAGAACTAAAGCTGATCTACAGCGCGGCGCCAACCACGGGCGTGATTGAGGGGCTTGTCCTCACTTTGGATGATGGTCGCCAGTTTGATTTGGTTGAGACAGCCAGAATGATCCTGGGAGTGGTTTACACCCCCATTGAAGATCCAGACGTCTACCGTTGGCTTGTCGATGCCCTGCAAGTCGCGCGCGAAAATCGAAATTTGGTGCTGATGGAAAAGCTCAGGCCATTTGCGGAGCTGGCGAGGTTCGTCCTGTGTTCGTCATGCTCGGACCGGTTTGGCGAGCGTGACGACTGCCTACCTTGCAACGGCTTAGGGTTCGTCGAAAAACCGAAATGCCTGGGCAAACTTCCTTCGGAATACCAGGGTCCACTGGACACAACCAGCGAACCCGGGGTGCAAGATGTGCGGCGGAGTTGAGGCAGCGGACAAAAATAGAGCGTATGAACGGGTCAAGGTGTATTTCCCGAACCCCAAGGCAGCAATTCCCGTGGTACTTCAGGACGGGACGGATCTTGGGTGGGTGCGATGGGGGCGCCGTCGAGAGGAGAAAGGCACAGGTCCATCAGGTGGGTGGGCAAAACTAGAGACGGTAGAACGAGGGGGATGGGAGAAGTATCACCCGCAGCGAGCGCTGGGGCTCGTGCAGCGTTACATGGAGAAAGATACGGAGCGCGTGTCGCACTGGTTCGATATGAACGAGGGCTTCGGGCTTGAATGCCTAATACTAGGTGAAGGCGATGCTCGGCGTGTGTACATAGTCACTACATCTCCTCCTCCGGAATTTGCATTCATACACGACCGTTGGCCGATGATCGGACGGGTTCCCGACGGCACAAGCTGACCCCAGAGAGGCACCGCGCCACCATATTACTAACTGTATTTCTGACTTATCCTCTGACCCCTACGAACCCGAGGCTGCATCATGGACAGACTAAGTAGGGCCGAAATAGAGGATGCCTTGGGACGCTTGCTACCAGGCAGCACGGTCAAATGTGTTCTCTGGGGTGACGGTACTGCCTCACTTACGGTAACAGGTGAGACCGGGGAATCATTTGCAGTGGTGGGTTTGGTGAGAAGCGACTATCGAGGGGAAGCTGGATTAAAAAGCCTCGCTAAGCATATATTTGAGGACATTCAGCTAGCTCGACAGGGATTGAGAACCCACAGAGCGAAACCGTTGGGCAATATTGGTAATCAATCCAGCGCCACCCCCCCTGCGCAATACAAAGCCCGCCACTAGGCGGGTTTCTCTATTTTTTTGGTGTTAATTCTTGTCCGATCCATCTTTAATTGATCGAGCGTAGAAAGCCACAGCCTCTTCAGCAAGCCCTCTCCATTCAGCGTTATCGATGATCCCCTTTTGCCTGTACTCGTCAGCAATTCGTAGGAGAATGTCGTACTGTCTTTCAGCGTCGGCTCGGCCCTCCGGCCTTCGCAGAAGCTCTCTCCATACATTAAGCGCCTGTTCCTTATCCAGTTCAGCCATCTTCCGCCCCCAAACGTCGTCCTGCAGTGGAGCCTAGCATCACCGAAATGTTCCATGCTGAGGATGGGCGGATTCATTGATGTCTGGGCATCAGCTCCCGCACATATGCTTGGCAAGCACGTAATTTAATTACGGCTCGATCACCGTCGTCGGTGATGGCGATAACTCGCTGAGCATGCGCTGGGTCAAGTTGGGCTCTTGCTCCTCCATGAACCACGCCGACGGCACCGGTACCGGCAAGCACTGGGCCGCCATCGGCTGAATTCTGGAGGAGGACTGACAGCCGCAGATCAGAAGTGGCAAGACGATCACGTAGGCGAGCCTGATTTGTTTGTGCATCGCTCAGTTCTTTGTAGTGGATTTGTTCGCTGGCCGATAGACGCTGCTCAAGCTCCAGGCGCCTCCGCTGCTCTGCTTGCATCTGATCTGTAGCCGCGCGACTGAGGGCATCAAGATCGGCCTGATGGAGACTGGTTTGCTCAGCCAGCTCCTTGCCATACCTCCAGTCCTGGACTTTCCAGGTCCCGCCGATGGCGACGATTAGCGCAACCGCAACACCGACCACCAGAGACTTCAATGTCGCAGGATTCATGGCACACCTTTGAAAAAGACATGGTTCCCCAGGCGGAAGGTTTCAGTTGCACCTTGTACCCATGTTGGTGGCTTCGGCATGGTGGTCGCGTAGTAGTGGGTCGCACCTTTCGTCATGTCAGGCTCGACCCCGGAGATAACCAGATCCGCCGCCCGCTGTGCCTGGGCGAACTGCTTCGGCGGGATTGGCTTGGCTCCACTCAAATACGGATAGTTCGGGTCGTTCTTGTTCCAGCAACTGAACTGGTACGGTTTCAGGCAAACCCCGGCATAGCCCTCGCCCCACCATGAGCGATCCTTGCCATCATTCACGCGGTTGCGGATTACGCAGCCCACGGCAACCTGGCCGGCCAGCCCCTCCCCGCGGGCTTCGGCCCACAGCGTGCGCGCGAGGATGTCGCGATCCTTTTCTGTTGTGGTCATTTACATTTCTCCAGGCAAAAAAAATCCCGCTCTCGGCGGGCTTGGAATTGGGTTGAGCGAAATGAACGAGTTAGAAGCCGGTAACGTCTGCGACCATAATCACGGGCATTGGCCCAATCGGTGAATTGGCAGGCGGGCTGGTTGTCGGCGGCCCTTGATTCGCTAGAAGCCCCGATGTGACAGTTCCACCTGACACCCTGACCGACCGAATCATCACCATGAACGCGAGATTTTGTCCTACCTGATTCTGGCGATATCGCGTGTCATAGTTGCTGATCCCACAGGCGTAGGTACGGCCAATCGCGACCGGCAGTGAGAACGACTGCGTGTCCGAACTGGTTTCATACACTGCGGAAATCCTGAGGATTTTGTTGTTCGAGTCGAAGGTGAGGTTTCCTGCCGAGTCAAAAAGCTGCAACCCACAACGCGACGGGACAACAGGAGCATCGCCAAAGCAGTAGCACACGACGCTGCCGGCAGTATTCGACCAGAACTCGTAATCAGCGCTGCTGGCAGTAAGAACAACGCTCCTAACTGCAATGGACGATGAAGCCGCCGTCTCACCGAAGAGGACAAACTTGGTTGCCTTGGGCAGGCTTAAAGCAGCCCTATAAATGGTCGAGCCACGGGTCCAACCAGAGATAGTGAATTTGCCCAAAAACGAAACCGTCAGGACATCTGAATCGATCTGAAGGGTGTTGGTGTCCCTGAATACCTGAAGCCCGATTGGCATCTACCTAACTCCATAGAAAACCTGGCACCCGACCCTAGGGGCATTCGCAGTGGTGCCCTGCCCCCTGAAGTCGGAAAAGCTCCACGAAATGGTGGTCCCGTTGATGGTGATGAACGGCACGCAAACAACCGTGGTATCGCCCCCACCCACTCCTTTTGCAGAGAAAAACCATGGACTTCCCCCTGCAAACCCAGGCACAAAAACAGAACCATTTACCGTTCCGGTGAAAAACGAGCCTAGGTATCGCCCCGTGATCGTGTCGGTTGTGAAGGACACCGAGCCGTCAGCGTTGTAAACCTCTAATCCTGCTGACATCACCAGATCCCCAGACGCACTCGAAGCTGCCCTGCCTGATCGAAGACCTGAACAACTTGGTTATTGATCGTGAGCTTGCCACCACCCGCGACGGATCCATTGAACTCGATTCCCCCCGTCTTGCTGAGCCTCCAACCCGAAACACCAGGGACATAGTTGGTTGATTGAATGGTGTCGCCGATCTTCGCATTGGTGATCGATCCGTCTTGAATAAACGCCGCCTTGATGTAAGCGGTGTTGTTCTGCACCACGAACGGATAGAAGACCTCCGAAGCGTTGGGATCGACTATCGCGAAGCGGCTGGCTGCAATGAGGACTTGGCTGGTGATGATTCCTTCGTCGTTTTCTACTCCAACCCCGATCCCGGCAAGGTAGGGTTTCCCATCAACAGTAAGCTGGGTCTTGATGCTGTACATCGCGGCAAGCTCGCTCTTGAGAGCGTCGATCTCTATCTGGGCGCCGCCGGAATCGATTTTCTCGAGCAACTGCTTGCTGAGCTGGGTTTCCGTGATCTTATCGTTCAGGTAGTCCAGGATTGGCCCTGCGTCAGCCGACGACTGTCCAAAGACCGGGCCGAAGAAAGCGCCCATATTTCCGATCCGATCAACCAGGCGTGCCCAGAAGAAATAGGTTTTTCCGGGAGCGAGTCCCATGATGGTCAAGTCAGTTTGTGGGTAGGTGTAGTCACCGAATTTGGTGGCATCTACGATCTGGTTGGTTTCGCTATACCAGATCTCCGTCCGTTGCAGATCCGCAGTGCTTACGCCCTGAGGAATCTCCCACTTCAGTTTGATACCGAACACGATCGACTCGGCAATGAACGAGGAGACTTCAGGTGGAGGCGTAGTTTTTCCGTTCAGCACCGTCTCCGCAGAGGTTGCGAAAACAGAGCCGATATCGAGCGAGTTGATCGCTCGCACCTTCGCCGTGTACCTGCCGGCATAGATCCCACTGACGTCAATTGATGTCGTCCCGGTACGGCCTGCAAAGATCCAATCACCTTCATCCTTGCGCCAATACACCTCGTAAGCGATTGCCGCTTCTGGCCTCTCCCAAGTAATTGTCATGACGCTGATCGCGCTACCCTGATCGACGAAATGGTCGTTACTGAGTGTCACGTTCGTTGGTGGCTTCTGAACGCTCGGGGGAACAACGCTGATTGGGGGACGCTCGATACGGCTGCCGTTGTCGATTGCACCGTATTTGCTCGAGTTGTGCCGTACAGCATTGATGGTGAACTTGATTTCCGTGTCCGAAAAATCTTCCGCTACGGACATCACCCGAAACTGTTGCACCGCCAAGGCAGGTGAGTCGATTGCCCACATGGAGTGAAGCGGTGGCAACGCCTCGAGGCTTTCCGACAGCACAACTTGTTGTACCTCAGCCGGAAAACCCGTGGTATCAAAAGTGAAGTTGCCGTTGTCCCACGTGATGCCGGAGCTGTCCCAAGTCAGCGGATAACCCACAGACTTGATGGCTCGAGACACAGCCTTACCGTTGGGCATAATCAGGGTGATGGTGTCGCCCGGAAAGGCGGTTACATCCGCGTCGAGCACGAGAGTGTCGAGCGTTGAAGAACGCAGCCGGCCACCGATTCGGCGCCCAGCCCTATCATTATCCGCGATGCGGATGATCTGACCAGGCCGCGCCAAGGTGCCATCCAAGCCAACGGAAAAGCTGACGCTCTCTGTCTCCAGGCGGTTAGTAAGCAATGCCCATTTACCAACGCGCTGCGCCTGAGCCTGAGACGTGCAACCGGTAGCTGTGATTTCGGTTTGCTGGATGCCGTAGCGAGCGATTCCGGGCTGGTCGTCTACGTACTCAACCTTCTGCCGATAAAAATCCGAAGGATCGTTCCAGCTCACCAGGGCAACGGTGTAGCGCGTCTTCTTGGCGGATCCGGTGTAGTTGAATTTCCCGTTGATGACGTTGGCATTCGAGTAGGTATAAACAGGATCCTCTGGTATATCGGCCACGGCCATGACGGAACCGGCAGCCCAGTACGCCATCCCACGGAACGCTGTCGCCAGATCCTGGAGCACGCGCAGCGCATCAGCACGAACCGAAAGATACAGATTGCAGGTGAAACGCGGCTCGGTGCCGCCCTTTCCGTCGGGGACTGGCTGATCGCAATACTGACCGATCCGATACAGCTCCCATTTATCCACCTGCCCCGCGTTCAGCAGATGGCCGAGCCCATAGCGGAAATGCAGCAGTAAGTCGTAAAAAATCCAGGCAGGATTATCTGTCCAGGCGCTTTTAAAGGTGCCATCCCAGACTCCCGTGTAGGTGCGCGTTTCTGGGTCATAGTTGCTTGGAACCTTGATGATGCGGCCATACAAATCGAACGAGCGAGTCGGAATCGATTGAAACTGCGACGCATCGAATTGCAGGCCGACGATGGCCGAACCTGGGTATCTCAGCTTCGCGTCAATGATCTCTGTAATTGCCTCAACGTTGGTGGTGTCTGATATCGCGGAGCTGGTGGCATTGGCCGTCAGACGGATCACGCGCACGGTCCAGCCGCTGGTCGCGCTAGGAAGATCGATGCGGTGTGATCGTTCGTATTTTGTCGATGTCTTTCCGCTGAAAGCCGCGTCTAGCACGGACACAAAGGGACCGCCGTCGGTGGACAGCTCAATCCTGTATCGGACCGTGTATCCGTTGGTGTCGCCGTTTGTGGTGTTTGTCCGCGCAAGACGTGGAGTGGAAAGTCTGATCCGGACTGCCGAGAGTTGAAGATTGGTTACCGCGCGCACCCAAGGCTGGTCGGAGCGGAGCTCAACACCGACGGCAATTTCGCTCTCCACCGCGGGGAAGCCCGAGATGTGTAGTTGATCCTGACTGCCGGTTCGCACCTCTTGGCTGACGCCGCTGAAGTTCAACGTTCCATCCGGGTTTGCCAGCGGTGTCTCATCAAGAAAAATGGACTGCATGCCGTTCGCCAAGCCTCGAATCTCACCTTCACTCACCAGGTCGAGAATTCGCGCGAAAGCGGTGCTTTGCAGGTTGTCCGGAGCCTCAACGGAAGGACGCGGCTTCGACTCACCGCCCTTGCGTCCGGCTATGGCTAGCTGGGTCATGACTTTCCTTTGGGCGAAAGAAAGCCCGCTCAATGGCGGGCCTCGTGATGAATGCTTCGGTTACATCTGGTCTTCGGAGTAAATACCGGCGCTGATCACAGCACTGCCGACGGTCATGCGGCCATAAAGCAACGGGACAGGGTTGCCCTGGACACTGGTGTTCACCGGGCCGTTGAAGCTGTAGCTGGGTCGGTTGTTTGGGCTGTCTTGGGTGCCCAGACCTTTTGCCTGGGGACTGAGCATTTGCATCACCCCACCGGCAACCATGGCAATGCCGACCGGCAGAAGCGGGCTGTAGACGAGGCCAACCACGATAAGTACGGCACCGATTATGGTTTGTAGTGCCCCGGCACGCTTTGTACCCTCAATAACTGGAACGATTCGGATGACATCCCTCCCCGTAGGCTTTCCGAGGTCGTCCTCTCCAATGTTCCTATTGCCGTTAAAAATGGCGAAACGAAGGCCCTTATCCTTGCTCTCAAGCATGAATTTTTCAAAGCCAGCAAACTGTTTGAAATAACCAATGATGTCGCGCCAGCCTGCACTTGTCGTGATGCGGTGCTCGCGTCTACCGGTGATTTCAGCTAGCTGCTTGGATACAATCACGGTTTGCATTTTCTCAAGCAACTGCGACATCCTCCTCCAGCCATAAAAAACCGCCCGAAGGCGGCTTGTTGAATTTGGTTAAAGACAGTCTTTGACTGCCAGCTCAATATCGTTTCGCCCATAGCCGACGGCCCAGGCCATGCGCTGGTAAAGCGCTACCGCACTGCCGTCAGGGACCAATGAAAAAACCCAGCGGGTGAGCTGGGATGATTTACCTATCGAAGGTATCAATTGGCAATCTTCGAAGTAATACGCCTAAGGTCTGAAACTATTTGCCTTGTTATGGCTACATGCAACTTGGCGTCGGACGACGTGATGAGATCTCGGATATCGTAATCGGCTTTCGCCCGCATCAGTTTTTGCTTTCTCAATGACCTGCCAATGGCAGATAATCCACGCGAAGAAGCGGTGTACCGAGAAATTAAACGCTCATGAGTGGTTTTAATATTCCTCTCTTCTGGCAAAGAAAGGCATGAAGCTGCGATAACAGCTTCATGGTACAGTGCATAATAACTCCGACTTACGCTGGCCCTATAACTTGCTTCGTTATTGGCTTCTATCAGATTCTCTGCTAGCGCTAAAAGCTCATCACTACATACTGACATAGTAACCTTCATTCGCCGTAAGAATCGCGCCCTCTTCATGAGGAGCCACGCCAATGGACAGATACTGATCAATTGCATCGTTGTACTTCGAGCCTAACGCTTGCTCTATTGCGCTATCAATCGCCATTAAATGATCGGTGGGACCCTTAACCATAAAACGGTACAAAATACCTTCCCCTTGCATAGCAAAAACATCTAGAGCTATATGTGGATGCCCGCTCATTGATTGAATTATTTTCGATGCAGTTTCAAGCCTTGCACTCACCTGATCGTCCGTAGCCCCGATTTCATTCATTATTTCCGCGGCGGCCAGCAAATGCTGGCTTACTTCGCCACTCTGCTTCCCCGCTTTGACATATAAATCAGCAGCCATTGTAAACAGCCCCAAATGCATACAACCGTCTGCAACGCCTGCCAGCCCAGACTGATCCACGCCCTCAATGTCGATGCCGAGCAGCACTTCCTTGGACATCTTCAAGTCACCGCATATATACAAGGCATGAGCTTTTGAGATAGACGCTGCAAGCGGCATCAGACCAGCCACAACCGCATCATCGAACAGCTGCATTGATATTTCTTTTTTGCCGAGGTACGCATAGAGATAGCCTTGCTCATGCAGAGCAATTGCAATAGTCGAATCCGTCTGGCGCGATGGAACGATCAGGTCGTCGAACTTTCTGATTAATCTACGAACTTTCAGCTCATCAATGGCATGCCGGGCCGCGATTTCGCTCCACAAATCTCGCCTTTCGTTACTCAAATTGTTAACAACTGACTCAGGTTCGGGGCGCATGCAGCAACGCTCAACATAAAAATATAGCGTAGGGATATTCTAGCCTTTCGTCGATACTGGTTGGACATCCAATACTACCGATGCCTGAAGAATCAGGCGTGTTCGGTCAAACCATGGCCTACCGAAAACGATGTTCGCGCTAGAGCTTTATGGGAGGCGGTACAAAGGATTTGCTCCCTGTGCCTCCAATAGCTTACCGTCACTTCAGACCAGTACCCGCCGTACACATCCCGCTTGCTGTCGCGGTTGTAGAGGTGATGAAGAATCGATCCGGGCGCCGGGTAGTGCTCTGGCTCAGTCCTCAGTACACCGTCGGCCAGGTATATCCCCGCATGGTTGGGCACCGGTGAACGGATCTGCATCAGCACGATGTCTCCATGCTGTGGTGCGGGTACTTTTTCGAAGCCAGCCGCGGGCAAATTTTCGAGGTAGAGATTACCGCCCTTATCCCACCAACCGTCTTCCCGCTCATAGCTGCCAAGATCGATACCCATCTCACGACGGTAAAAATCCAGGATGATGCTGAGACAATCATGCACACCGTGGACAAACTTGCGGCCAATCAGAGGTGCCTGATACCCAACCGGCGCGAAGCTCACCACATTCCCAGCTCGCACTACATCGTCATCTCCTTTTCGCACTTCGAGAATGTGCCAGGGCAAGCCCGACGCCTCGCAAGACACGCGATCAGCCTCACTCGGGGTGGCCGGGTAATCGGGGTGGCTGTGTACAACGGCGAGAATCTCTCCCCTGTCCTCAGCGGCTGCGTAATCCTCAGGCGCCAAGCGAAAATGCTCGTTCGGCGTCGAAGCGATGTTGCGGCATGGAACGTAGATCTCCTTCCGACCTGCTCTCACCAACAGCCCACAGGCCTCGCGCGGATACTCACCGATGGCGTGTGCCTCAATTGCCGCTCTGTTTGCTTTGTTCATAGATCATGTCCGGAGCAGCCCCGCAGCGGGGAAAGAGCCATATGGGAGGGTGTTATTTTCGCCGAAACGTAGCTTGCAGCTAGTCAGGCGACCGCCGCACTTATCCTTGGCGGCGTCAGTGACGATGACATCGTTCTCGTCCGCGACGGGTGGCCCGTTGTAGCCGCAATATGGACCTCGGTACCCGCCACAGGAAAGCCACCAGCACACATTGGCTACGATCTGTCGTCGAGGCAGTTGAACTCCAGCGAAATCCAGGGCCGTCGCCAGTTCGAACTGGACGACTTCGTTGTCCTCGGCAGCCTTGCGCTCGACATACCAAATATCTGGTGGAAGTTCTTCCTCTGGGTCCGCTTCGGGCTGCCCATCGAGATACTTGCCCAAGGTTCGATGGCGAATCAGTTTCGCGCCGACGAGATCTTCGAAATACAAAACCAACGCTGTGATAAAGCCGCCAACGTTGCCCACGGAAAGAGTCGGCGTCGGTTGCGTCCCCTGCCCCGTCATCTCGAAGCCTTCAGCTTTGATCGGCCAAGGCGAATACTCTTTGCCCTGCCAAAATATCGAGGACTGCTGTGGGTAGCCATGGAAGCGGTAAAGCTCAGCGCCCAGCATCGTTGCATCGAGCTCAAAAAGCTCCACCCAAGCGCCAGGCTCCAGCGTCTGGATATCAGCCGTAATCGGCATAGAGTGTCCTCAGGAAAAATTCAAATCAGGCGAGTGGAGATCAGATGGGCCGTTTTGGGCGCTTTGCTTCGTCTGGGAAGTCAGGGTGCCCTTCCTTCCAGGCTCTGAGCGCGATTCGATAATCCCGCCATTGGCGATCTGTCCTAGGCAAGGCGGCAGGGTCAGAGTCTTCAAGCATCACGAGTTGTTCGGCCACAACGGCCATCTCGGACGATGCCCAATCCGCTTCCCTTTTCATCCGGATCTCTAACAGCGTCCTATTGGAGATAACCCACTCGCCTTTCTCCGATGCGGTGTAAAGCAGGGTGTTTTTGTCATCGGGACGCTGACCAGTCATTTGAATCCAACCATTAGGGCAGTCCCCACCCACCTGTTGAAAATTGCTGCCAATCTCAGCGTAAACGCACAAGGTCATGCGTGGACTCTCCAGACTTTTAAGCGACAAGTAGCGGACGTCAATCCTGTGGCTGTTTGTCCAAAGGGGTCGCCACTGGCGTTGGATGTGTAGCTCACTCGGGTAGCCCCCGTCTGAACGACCAAGGTGTTCAAGTCCAGTTGTGAGCCCTTGGTGCCGTAGCCACCAGAGCTGTAGAACCAACCAGCATCGCCCCACTTGCCTCCTATCAGGATCTCCGCCTGTACGATCACCTCGTGCCCAGGGAACGGGTTGGCTACCGTGTAACGGCTGTTGATTGTCACCGTTGCGGGAGCTGCTTCTGTTCCGCCGTTCGGGTAGGCATAGGCAAATCCCACAGTCGCGTCAGTGATGGTCAATCTCCAATCGCTCCAGGCAGCTACGTACCTGGACCGCACGTATTGCTCACTAGTGTTGTACACGGTGTACGTCTGGGTGGTGATGCTACTTCCGAGCTGCACGCTGATAAGTGATCCTGCGGCTGCGACAGGGTAATTCAGGGCCAACGTCGCGTTAGCGTTCGCCTGCTGCATGTAGAAGCCTGTGGCCTGAATATTGTTAAGGTTCGTCCCGGTAGGAAGGTTGATCGCTGAGTTGATCCCAAGCGCAGCTTGAGCGGCTGCGAGCGTAGTCGCCCCTGTACCGCCCTGGGAAATCGAGAGCGCCGTGGTTAGTCCTGATAACGAGGTGATATCGCTATTGGCCCCTTTCGCGGCCTTATTCCCGAGCGAGGCTACTGCATCGCTGATTTGCCGTTGCAGCTTTCCTATGGCGGCAAGGATAGTGTCTGTTGCAGCCACCACAGCCGGGTTTGTCGTGAGAAGTCCGGTGAGCACGCTCGCAACGGTTCTGGCATTGGTCCAATATTTATTGACGCTACCCTCCGGGACGGCATCAGTCGAGCCGGGCGATGCGGAGAGGAGAATGTATTGGGTGCCGCTCCAGCGGTACTGATCATTGGAGTCAGCGGCGACATAGATTTTCCCTGTTTCGCCTGTAGCTGGAAAAGCGGACTCGCTTTCGAACTCCAGTACATCATCGACGTAACTGGGCAACTGACTGGCAGGGACGGTGCCGCTGTCATCCAAAGTGGCAATCCCATTGGGTTGTCCCTTTTCGGCAGCGATTGCGTCAGCCTTCGCCTGGGCTGCGTCAGCTCTGGCTTTGGCGTCCGTTGCTGCTTCCCCAGCGAGCGAGGCTGTCTCACCCGCTTTATCAGCGGCCAGCTGTGCAGCAGTTGTCCGAACATCGAGTTCTGCAAAATTGGAATTGATGGTCTCCCCACCCGAGCGGAGACTCTGACCTGCCCCGTCGTTAGCGCCTCCACCGATGTTGATCGGGACAATGCTCATGGGTGAAATGCCTGTTCAAAAGTTGCGGCCAACCGGTAAACACCACCGCCTGCATGCCGAGGTTGATACTCGCTGCACCGGACCAGCAATGACTCCCCGAAAGGCTCCGTCCAGCTAAAAGCCGTAGCGCCTTTATGCGCATCCAGGAATGCCCTGATCTCAGCGATCCGTGACTTTGGTCCGGTGAATGTCAGCGGCCAAGACTGGGTTTTATTGTTCATCCCGTCCTCAGCGACCTGCTCGTATCCGTCGCCAAATTTTGCTGACTTGCGGCGAAAACTCACCGTACCGGAAGGCTCTTTATCCGGAGCCCAGGTGAAAGTTTCCATGCGGTATGTTCCTAAAAAAAAAACCCGCCGAAGCGGGGATTACCGTTTGTTGATGGCTTGCCAGATTTGGCCGCCAGGCCTCAAATCGCGAGCAATTTGCTCTTGAGCGCCCTGCTTGGCCGCCCGGGCGTAAGCTTGGGCAACGGCCTGACTGGTGGTCTCATCAGTGCCTCCAGCACCCTGCCCATCCGGCACGGCGATGTTCTGCTGAATTACCACTTGGTTGGTGCTGGAACTCTGGCCGCGACCTACCGCCATCACGGCGAGCTTGCCACCTGCTGTCCTAGTCAGCGGCATGATTGCCTCCGGCCCGGCTTCACCCATGATTCCGGTCTCTCCGCCAGCCATACCGAAGGCGGTCGGCTTGCTGACTACCGAATTGGTGAAAGCCCCACCGTCGGCAAACATCTGCACGCCGCCAGCCCACGCACCGCCCTTGGCCTGAATGCTTCCCGGAGTGAAGCCCGACAAATCGCCGGAGTAACCAGCCTGCGTCGAGCCGGCAGAAGCAGGGCTGCCGAAATAGGAGCCAACAGCGGATGCAGCGATGCCAAACAACGAGCTGAGCGCGGATGACGTAGCCGCTCTGGCAGCCATACGAGCCATGTCGGCCAATACCGACTTTGCGAAATCCGAGAACGACAGCTTCCCGGTCATCGCAAAGCTGACCAAAGCATCTTCCATGGAGCTAAAAGCATTGGTGAATAGGCTTTTGGTTTGTCCAGCCACATCACGCGCGCTGTCCAGATAGTTGCTGAACGCAGACGTTGCGCCGTTTCTCCAGTTTCCCTGAGCTTCAGACAACTGCTCGTAGTTGCTGAGCACGGTTTCGCTCATCTCCCGTTCGCTTCGGTTGATCGCGTCCAGCTTGGCTCTGTATTCCTCAGCGCTCATGTTTCGCGCCTGGTCGGCCTTGTCTCGAGCCAGATCTAACCGTTGCTGATTCGCACGATCAGCGATGCCGTTCAGCTCGCTATTGATCGCATTTTGGCGGTCGCCAAGCCCGACTCCGTCTGCGGCACGGCTTCCAGCACGGCGCAGGGCAGCGTTCTGCTGATCCAACGCGTCGGTATAGGATTTGACGGCCTGGGCCTGCTTCGCAAGCCTCCCCTGCTCATTCGTTGCGATCACCTCAAGCTCGCTGTCAGCCTCCTTTTGCGCCTTGATCATGCTGGCTTTGGCATCGGCGATTTTTTGGTCCAACTGAATGCGCTGGGCGGCTGTGGTGCTGGCTTGGCTCTTCGATGCCTCGAGAGCTGCGATCTCCGCCTGGTAAGCTGCGGTTACCTCATCCCGCTCATTGCCGATAAGGGCTCTACGTTTGAGGAGATAGTCTTCCTGTGTGAGCAGGCCGGCTTTCTGCGCTGCTTCCAGCTCCCTCTGAGCGCTCTTGTATTCGCTGAGGATCAGCGTTAGCTGATTTTTTGAGTCGTTGAAGTCGGTGAGGTTGATGGACGACGTCGCGGTTTTCGGGTCTTTGTTCCGGTCCCGGATGTTCTGGATTGTCTTCGCGACGACAGCTTCCTGAACCAGCGGATCCTCGGGGTTTGCCCTGCGCAGCGCCTCGACCTCCCGCTTGTACTCCTTGATAAGGTCGTTGCGCTTCTCCTCGCTGGAAAGGCTGGAGTCGCTGATGGCCTTCACGCGGATTCTCGCGTCGATGCCTTCACGCTGTCTCTGTGCGCTCAACCCCTGAGCTTTGGCGATGGCGTCCTGGGTGTTCTTCTGCTGGATGAGAAATTCCAGTTCCAGCTTTGAATTGGTCAGCTTGGCCTGGGCATCGGTGTCGTCCGGCATGCCATTTAGGGCACTCTGGGCCGCCGCCACACGTTGCTGCGCTTCGGTGATCTGGCTAGCCAGGGTCTGATCACGCCCGATGTTTTTTATGGCATCAGCCGTGGCCGAGATTTCTCCCTTTAGGCTTTTCCACCCACGCTCCCAGATTGAGAGATTTTCCGTGACCTCACTGCTGCGATTCTTGATGGTATCGACATAGGTGTCGGTCAGCAGTTTGGCCGCGCCGATAGTGTCGCCCTGCTCTTTCAGCGCAACGATTTGCGCATACGTCGTTGCCGTCAGGAAGTTGTATTGATCGTTGAGCTCTTTCGCGGCTGCGACTGGGTCTTTTCCGATCTTCACGAACTCGGCGATCGTTTCCTCCACCGCCCGGCCAGTGGTCTTTTCCATCTCCAGCGCCGCGGTCGCAACCCCTTCAAAACTGCTGCTCGCAATCTTGCCGCTGCTAGCAAGCTTTGCCAGTACCTCCGACGCTGCGCCAGTTGTGCCGACGGTTGCGGCCACCTGTTGCGCCATGTTGGACAGAGCGTCAGCCGAAGTGCCCGCAGCGTTTCCGGTAAGGATGATCGATTTCTGAAACTCGACCGCCTCTTCACTGCCTGAAACGAAGGCGTATCCGAGGGTAGCAACAGCCGCAGCGGCAACCGTGAAGGGATTAACAAGGCCAAGGATGTATCCGCCTAGGGCTCGCGCGGCAGGACCAATGCCGCCGAACATATCCTTGAGTTGGCCGCCTTGCTGGAGCAGAACAGTCATCGGAGACTGACCGCCCTGGAGCGACACGACGATATCAGTGAATTGAGCAGGAACTCCACGCAACGCGGCAGCCGTCTGCTTAGCCGTGTTACCGGTGCGAGTCAGCGAGTCTTCGAAGCCCCCGAGGCTCGCCCGAGACTGCTCAATTTTGGCCTGATACTCGCTAAAGGTAGCTGCATCGAGCGCGCCGAGCTTCTTCTGCTTCGCTAGCCTGCTTTCAAGCTCGTCAAGCCGCCCTAGGGCCTTTACCGTCGGATCAATCTCGCCGAGGAGCTCGCTCAGCTCATCCTTCTGCTTCTTGATCGATTCCGATGCCTTGTCCGCGCCCTTGGCAACACCCTCAGCGGCTTTTTCTGCGCGGGCACCCGCAGCGGTGAGCTTATCGAGATCGGAGCTCGCTTGCGCAGCATCAGTCGAATCAACCTTGATGCCGAGTTCAGCAATAGAAGTCATTCAGGCTCCGTTATTTCGATTCGCTCATCACGAGCATGGCTTCTGCTTCCATGACACGGATGTCCTGGAAGGCTTCTGATAATTCGCGCCGCGTTATGCCCAGCATGCTTGCCACTGGCGGGAGTGCGCTGTAGTCCAAGCCAGAGGCTCCGCCCATTCCCGTTCGCCACTGAGTCGACATTGCCTCGAACAGCAGGAAAGCCCGCCAGTTGTCCGGCCAAACCTCGTATTCAGTCTCGGGAATGTCGTCTAACGTCATGCCGAAGGCTGCTAGGGCTGCCTCGGATGGCCCCGGTTCGTACATGACGCGAGCGGCGCCGGTCAGTTTCCCAGGCGGGCCGACTGATAGGCGTTTTGGTAGGCAGAAAGCACTGCCTGCGGCGCGCCAACGCAGGTGGTGACAAGCGCTGTCAGCGACTCATCTGACAGCTTCTCGTCAAAGGCCCAATTGGCAATGATGTCCTTGAGCTGGCCGACCTGGATGTCTATTTCTGCCACCGTGGCCTCATGCCAAGAGAGACCGTCCTCCTGGACCTTCTTCGCATGATCCTCACGGACGGCGTTCCACTTGTCGAAGTGAGCAGCCAGGGCCAGGCGATCCAGGTACTTAAATTCGAACTCAACGCTGACCGGATCAGCGCCCACGCGCGGGATGGCGACCTTCGTTTTGAAGGTCGGGTTTTGAGCAATCTTGATCTTCGCCATGACTTACACCGCCGCAGCGTATCGGGTTGGGCGAGCGGCCAGAGACAGCGTGACAGTCCGGGTCATGATGCTGTTCCGGGACAATGTAGGAGTAGACGTGATCGAGACGTATGCGTGGTAGTAGATGACGGAGCCATTGGGCAGAGTCAGCCGCACAACGCGAGGCTCGCGATCTTCATCAGCCGCCTCACAAACCGCAACGTAAGGAAGCGATGGGTCATCAGCAACGGTGATAGCCATGCTGATCGGAGACTTCGTTGTCGGCAGTTGACGGTCGTCCGACTCTTCAAGGAAGCCGAAGGTGGTGAACTGCTGTTCACCACCAGAGCTGTTGCTGTCGGTAACTTGGCTGATTTGCGCCCAACCACTCGCAGCACGGACAGCCCCTGCCCCCGCTCCAGCGGTATAGACCGTGGTGTTGGTGGTGTTGACGCCTTCCAGTTCGAACGAGCCGGCATCAGAACCGGCGACACGAACAACCTTATCGTTCAGGCGAGTCCAACCCGAAGTCACCACCAAAATGTCGCCATTCGACAGGCCGTGCGCAGCGGCATTTGCCACCGCAGGGTTAGCGTTACTGATGGCGGTCACTGGAGTCGGTGGGCTGAATGTGGCAGCAATTTCAAGGATGGAGCCGTTGGGGAGAATGGCGCTCATGTATTTCCCTCTGTTTAGAAATGACAAAACCCGCTCAATGGCGGGTTCAGGGTTTGCCCAACGGGCGAATTTTGGATGGACTGCTACTCAGGAATTCGACAGCTCTCGTATTCCTCAAGGGGCAGTCCTGATGCGGAGCCAACGACGACACCGGTCAGCCCACAATGAGGACAACAGGCATGTTTCTCGTTGTGCCACTTCGCGATTTGGTCCGGTTTCGACCATTGGCCGCAGGCGCTGCAAATGCATTTTTCGCTAGCGTTGATCTCCTCACGGTTGCTCCAACCATGATCGTCGGCTGACTCATCCAGCCACTGTAGGCGCGCCTTCGTTGCATCATCCATGGAGGAGTCCGATTACGTCTGTTCAGGAATCGATTCTAGCGCGACGTCGCTCAGTTGGTGTCGGACCGATATTGGAACGAAGCAGATACCGTGAAACTGTTGCCGTCTGGAATTCCTGGGCCGGGCGCAACCGGCGTCATCACTGACACGATCAATCCGGTGCGAGCAACGCGCAGATTCAAGGGGAACAAAGCCGCCAACTCATCCACGATGCTGCTTGCCTCGGTCCGGTACTTCCCGGACGGCGTCACGATATTCACCTGAAACACGCCGGTATAGAGGCGGTGATCGCCGCTTAGCGTGTTGCTGGCCGTGACTGACGGCAGCGTGAAGGCTCGGAGATACGTCTCGGCGGCGCCTGGCGTATATGCCTCGTTCTCCACCACGACCTTCAGTGGCTTGGCTCTAGCCTTGGCCCAGGCAAGCAGGCGCGACTCGAACGCTGCAGCGATGATGTTGTGGCTCATACTTTATGGTTCCTGATGGCCTCCAGGACAATTTGCTGGAAACGCGCCTGAGTGATTCGCACCATTCCCCCCGGAGCCTGGTCGGAATGGCCGTACTCTAGCGGTATCGCATAAGGCAAATTGTTCACAATGAACGCCGTGGTTCCTGCCCGGAAGAAAATCGACCCTTCTGCGATGCGTGCTGTTGCTGCCGCTCCGGTCGGATCAACCACTCCAAGCGTCCCTTCCGGCGGCGCATCGATGGACATCTGCCAATTGCCACGGAATCGCCCGGTATCTACCGGAGACATTCGAATCAGCGAGTTACCGATTTCAATGATGATCTCGCGAAGGCTAGCGTCCACCGCCTCTTGGGCCTGTTTGGCAAACTCGGCCAGCTGGAGCGAAAAGCTGCCTTGCCGGCCTGCGTAAGTGTTCATGAACGGACCTGCAATTCGTATATCAGCGGCGTGCCGGCTGGGTTGACCTCCTTAACGTTGATCACCGTCCAGGTATTCCCCTGGATCTCGGCAGTGATCATTGGCTTCGGCTTCCAATCCAAGCCCAACGCCGCAATCTTCAGCTTCTTGTCGCCACGCACTATCAGGGTGTCGGCTTGAAACTCGAAGCCGGTGAAATCGAGCAGCATGCCCTGGGCTATTTGCTCGAGGATGACCTCCGCGCCTTCCGGATTGTCAGGATCGTATCCCCCAGGCTGAACATCGCGCAGCGTAACTGCTTGGCCGTACTGTGTGATCAGCCGTAGGGCTGTTGCTGCCATCCGGTCGTAAAACTCACTCATCGGTTAAGCCCTTACAGCGAACAACCCACGTTTGAGAAGGTAGTCCGCAAATTGCGTGCGGCTTGGCCTATCCGGAGCAGCCGGAAGCAGCCTGCCGCTGGTATTGGAAATCGTCGCGTACTCAGTCTCGACGGCGCCTTCGACCCGCTCCCGAATAACCGCGCCCTTGCGCGTCTCGATAGGATCGATGTCGTCACGATGAATCTCCGCTGCGAGAGCCATTTGGCCGTAAGGAATGCGCGCCGGAAGGTAGTCGTTCGGCTTGATCTCACAATCCAGTTGAATACCCCGGCGCGGCCACGCCAGGGCCTGATCGCTAGACATCTTCTGCCCTTTCCAGGCCATGCCATTCATCGCCAAGGCGGCCCGGCGAAGCAGTGCTTCTTGCGCGGGGGTATCCGCAGGGATGGCGACGCCGAATTTCGCGGCGTAACGGACTAAATCCTCAGCGCTCGAATAGCTTTCGGCATCAGGCTTACCAGTGCCGTCCTCGATGATGAGTGTCATGGAATCAGCTCGCAGGAATGAGTTTTACGATTTCAGCCTTCGGCGCCTTCGGATCGAACTCAATGCCCTGGGCAGTGAGCCAATTCCTCAGATCCGCCACTCCCATTTTGGCCGGATCTGTTTCCACTGCGCCACCGGCTTCGACAACATCCACTTGAACCTTGGCGGTCCTGTAGGCATCGAGGACGACCGGCCAATCGCCGATCACTGTGACCTTCGTTACGCCCGACTCCGGCTTCTCGAAATAAACGGGGTTGCGATAACGCTTGTCTGGATCGAAGTCCCTGGTTTGCGCCGAATAAGTAAGCTCCATGTCGCTCTCCAAAAGCGGCCCGTTACAGGCCGCTGGCTAAAGGTGAACGCCTTTAAGGCGCGGACAGGTCGATCAAGACGCCTGCAGTAACCTTGTCGCTGGTTGCGTACTTGGTCCAGTTAGCGCCGGTTCCGATAGCAGCCAGGTTAGGGTTCACACCACCGGTAGAGTCATTCCAGCTGTAACCCAGAAGGTCCAGGTTGAATGTCCCTTCGGCGCGGAAGCCCATCGCCAAGTTTTCCTGGGTGTTGATCGGGTACGAACGGAAGCCCGGAGCTTGAGACTCTGTGATTTTGATCGCGCCGGCTTGCAGGCCGAAGATGGTTTCCGCTGGGATCGTGTCCGAGACCAGAACGGGCTTGCCCATGGTTCCAGGTTGGCCGCCGTAGATGACCACACCCGCCTCTTCGTAGACCTTTTCGGTAATGGCCTGATCGACCATGTCGAAGTAGGTGGCCGAGTCCATGGTCCACAACGCAATACGACCGAAGCGATCGCCAAACTTGCGCATGCCTTTGGTCAGCGCCTTCTTGCCCTCGGTGGCGAAGCTGGCAGTGGCAACCATGTTCGGATTTGCACCGATAGCAGCCTTCAGGGCTGCCATCGCGTACTGGATGTATCCTTCGAGAACCGCATCGGCGTAGTCAATCCCCACCAGTTCGGAAAACTCCTCCGGGGAACGTGCTCGGCGCTTAAACGCCTCTTCAGTGGTTTCGTAAGGACCGTACTTGAACGGCACCTTCACACCGACCATCTCACCAGAGCCGATCTTCTGGCCGGCCACCGTTGCAGTCGAGTTGACGTCACGGTGTGCGATGGAGCCGCCGAGCTTGTAGAAAGCACGCTTGCGCAAGTCACCTTCGATCAGCTCGTTATCCAGCACCAGAGCGCCATTGGAAGAAGCGTTGAACACATCGATCACATCCTGGATACGCTCCAGGTAGGCGGTCTGGGCAAGATCGTTATAAACGATCATGTCCGTGTTGACGGTAGTCGGCATGGGTTACTCCTTTATTTAGGCAATTTCAGGTAGGCGTCCTGGCCGTGCTTCGTGATGAATTCACGCTTGGCCGAAGGCGTCATTTCGGAGCGTTTCAGCGCGGCATTACCGCTACCCCCGCCCGGGGCATTGGTTCCTGAAGCCCTAGGCCACAGATGAGGTGCGCTTTCGCGCAAGGATTCCGCCCATTCGAGCGGCGTCAGAGGGGTCTTGCCGTCTTTGCCAAGGATGGCCTGGCCTTCCTTATCGATCGCAACTGCTTCGCCCTCTTCATTGAGCGTGAACTGCCCTTTGGCACGCAGAATCAGATCCTCCGCTGCCTCAGGAAGCGCTCCAGCCTTGATGGCCGCAGAACGGATGGAGTCGCCCAAGACCTTGTCCCGGAACTTGCTCGCGAAGGATTCGGCTTTGTCAGCACGTTCCTTTTCCGCCTTGAGTTGCTTTTCGAAGTCGCCACGCAAGCGCTCTGTGCGCCTGGAAAACACTTCGTCAATCTTGCCTTCGGTGAGGAGTTTCGTTTCTTCATCCTCGCCGGCCTTGGTCAACAGCCCCTTCACCGCGTTGATGTCCAGGCCTTCGAACTGAGTTTCGAATTGGCTGAGTTTTTTGGTGGTTTCCTTCAGCTTGCCCAGCAACTCGGTGTTCTTGGTTTTCAACCCGGTCACAGAGGCTTCCACGGCAGTCGCGATAGCGGCCTTGATTGCCGGATTTTCCAGGTCGATTTCGTTTTCTTCTGCCACGTTTAGGCCCCCTTGGGTTCGTGCTGCCTGCTTTACAGGCATAAAAAACCCGGCACATGGCCGGGCTTGTTTTGGAGTTAGCGCTTAGGTATTCGCTCTTCGTCAGGTACGAACTGATTGATCCGCTTTAGCATCGCCATCAATCCGCCATGTAGCCCAGTCTTCGTGACCTTTCGCCCCGAAAGCTGCACCTGAATGAGATGTCCCGGCCCGTTGTAAATCTCCTCGAACGTACCATCACGATTCATGCGAATACCGAGGTAATAGTCGGGCACATGATGGACTGGAAAAGTAAGACTGGTTCCGAACGTGGTTTTGATTTGCACATTCCGCCCATCAGGCGTGACAGCGTCATGGTGCTTGGTCAGCTTCTCATTCAGCGTGAGGTTATAAGCCAGGCTGGCGATGACTTCGCCGATATCGCCAACAAGTCGGCCATCAGGCGTGAAAGGCTTGCCTGGATATGCGTCCCGCAGCATTGAAACCGCGGTAAAAAGCCCTTTCAAAGCCTCTTCAATTTTCTGCTGAATGACCTGATCCATAGTGGCTCCTTGATATGAGCCACAATCCTATATCAGATTCCCGCCAGCTCGAATGCTAGCGGCTCCAACTCCTTCATGCGCGCCAGGGTCATAGGCGCGAAGTTGCGATCTAGCTGCAACTCCGCAAAACGCTTGATTGTCAGACCGCCCTCACGAAAGAGCTTGCCTCGCGTCGGACCTAACGCCACGTCCTGAAACGAAGCGGGCTGCTGCTGGAGCCAATGGTAATAGTCGAGGCTTGCACTGACCTGCCCTGCTCCGTCCGCACCCACAGCGGCCCGTGTAGCGCCCTTACCGAAGGTTTCGCTGAGCTTGGTCAGCAGGATGAATGTGGTTCGGCAGTTCGGGTGGAACGGCGGACGCGGCCCAGAATCGACCGGGAAACGCCGCTTATCCATGGATCGGCATTGCTGACTTGTCTTGCTGTCCAGCGTGGCAACCATTTCGACTTCCGTCACGACGTCCGTATTGGCCCGTGCCACCTCCATGCGCGCCTGCGACGAGACGTGCTGGATCGCTGTGCGCACCACTGTGCTCGCGTTTCGATTGGTGATTGCGAGAATGCCGTCTTTGTAGTCCGTCGCCTTGGTACCGCGAATGTTGCGGATGATCTGGAAGTTCGTAAGCCCTTCGAAGAAACCCTGGCGTATCGCGCCAATGACGCGCTCTCGCTCAGCCGCAGCCCAACCCTTGATGAAGGATTTCAACAGCTTTCCGCCACCCGTGCCGCGCACGCTGAGAGGGTTTGTCAGCACCGCTGTACGGATCGCAGCTGCTGTCGGGGTAACAACGTCCAAGGCCACGCCGACCGGCGCGAATCTGGCGAGGGTTGTCACCTCGAACTCGCCTTCGTAATTGGCGATATCCACCAAGTCGAGATTCAGCTGATTGCTGAAGCGATCGAATATGCCCAGCAACAGGCTATCGACCTCCTTGAGCAGCGCCTCCAGACGCCTGACGTTGTATTCGGAGAGATCGCTACGCGTGAGTCGGTCGCGGATCGATCGGTCGATCTCCTTGAGGAACGGAGCGAATTTGCCGACTTCTCCGGCCTTGAGCTTTTCGAGAAAGACAGCGTGCCGAACCGTGGCATCAAGGATCGCTTGGTTTGCCGCCATCTATTTGTTCCTCGTCATCCAAGCCCAGGCCATCGGCCTGCTCCAGCAGCTCCCCGTCAATCTGCTGATCGGTGCGTTCAGGTGCGATAAGGCCCAATTTGCGGAGATAGGCTCGTAGGTCGGATTTGGCGAAACCGCCGTTCTGCCATAGCCCAACCAGCGCGGTGATCATCTGAGGATCAGCCGTCAGCTCGACGAACTCTTGGTTGATCTGATAGCTGACCTTCGCATCACTCACCCCCATGTACTGGCAACACCACATAATCGCCTGGGTATAGGCTTCGCTGACGTTTGCCACGCAACCGGCTAGGACCGACGTCGATGCAGACTGGTCGCCCCGGGATTCAGTCGCTGTTTTGGCTGTGAGCGACGCCACAACCATGCGAGCACCGAGCTCGATCATCATTTGGTTCTTGTCGGCCATCGCCTCTTTCACCAGCGTGTTCGGCTGTGGCTGCGCATAGCCGAAGGCACCACCAACTGGCAGCATCATCGGAGCGCGGGAACCGACATAGACGCCGCTCGTCTCCATCCAATCGCGCCACTGTTCATCCAGGCCGGAAATCCAGGGCTGAGCTTGTCCACACCAGAAGACGCTGTCCTCGTAGTCAGCACTGTTCCGATAGTGGCCGAGGTTGATCATGGCGATGTCGTACAGGGGCGACTCATCAATGCTCGGGTCGTTGTTCTGCGCACCGACAAAGGTGAATGGGATTTCCTTCAGGCGTCCGTTACCGCCCGCAGGCTTGAACTCCTCAATCACAACCAGCGGCCCGCCTCCCTTTGGCCCGGATCTTCGCCATACACGACAGACGAAACCGTCGGCCTCAAGGACCAGTTCTCGATATTGCTCGATCACCTTGAAGCCGAAACCATCTTCGATCTCGGGCCACTCCCGCAGCACAACCAAGGTGAGCACACTGCGACCGTTCACCATGCCGGTACGCCAGTTGATGATGTCCTCGGCGCAGTACGACAGAATGACCGCCCGACCGCCAATGCCATCATCGGGGTGGTAATCGACGTACAGACCATGCCGGCCAGCCTCAAGCACCTTTTCTAGCGTGCCTTGGGAGTGCTGATAGATGCTGACGCCGGAGCCGTTAGCGTTGTCCTGAAGATACTCGAGCTTCTGCGCAACGGTCAGTGTCGGGTCTTTGTGGAACGCCAAACCGAGTAACCCGTTGCGCGTGTGCCCGGTCGCGTTCTTGAACACGGCTCTCTCGCGATAAGCCTTGTTTCGGTCCACGTTCTCCGGCGACTTGTCGTGAGCGTTGATATACGGCAAGCGATCCACTACTCGGTGCTGACCGGCGCAGACGTCGCGTACGGTCGCCCAGCGGTCCAAAGCCTCCAGATAGTCCGCACGCTTGAAGGAGACGTCGTTGCTCATCGGGCGTATCCCATTTTCATTGAAGTGACCGGTTTAACGATCGGGTATTCGCGGTGAATGAAATAACCGCCGCCGTCGTTGGCGTGGTCGTTTCCTTGTGTTTTGTCAGGCTCACCATTGGCTGCCCAAATCTGTTGTTCCAGGCCGTCGGCATAGGTCGGGCATTTGAACGGATTAACCAAGTACCTCCGCTCGCCTTGGGCGTTGCAGAACATGGCGTTCATAGCGTTGATCCGGTCTTTCACCGGTGGATTAGCCGCAGGAGCAATGACCGTGAAGCCGGCCTGCTTGAGCATGGCAATATCCGTCATGCTGGCATTGACCGACTTGCGAGAATCACCGGAGGCGTCCGGGTAGATTCGGATCTCGCAGGTCTTCCTGAAGTCGTTACCGTTGTGCTCCCAGTACCGCTCTTTGATGCGGCGGATCATGTCCGGCGTGTCGTGGCCATTTATCAGCTCATCGACTGCTCTGGGCAGGCCCTGGTCGCGCTTAACGTGGGTAATCGCCGCCATCTTGCCGACGTTGAAGTCCATACCGATGAACAGAGGCTCTCCGGGCTGCACGGTGTCGAAGCACTGGTTCAGCTTCCGGTCGTAAGCGTGGTACACCGATCCGGATGTCAGGTTCACGAATTGGCCGTTCAGGTAGGCCCTGATCAGTTGCTCGGGATACGACTCCATCAGCGACGGGATGTAGTCGTCTGGCAGGTTCAGCTCGTTGTCGAATGTGCTCGCCTGGACCAAGCCGTACATGCCGCTTAGCGCTGGTTTCTCGCGAAGCTGCTTCACGAACTGCTGATAGACGAATTTGAAGCCCTCAGGCGTCGTGGTGACGTCTACTCCGTTCTTCAGCCCAGGAGCGCTATACCGCATCCGCGCGATGATCTTTCGCCAAGCCTGCTGCGCCTTAACTGACGACAGCACATCCAGCTCATCCACTAGCGCATGGCCGATCTTGAAGCCCACGATGGTTTGAGGCTTCTCCATCGACCGGCAAATCACTGTTCCCCGGTACTGCCGACCACTGTAGATGTGAACCTCATGGTTCGCCTGGTTGATCTTGGTCTTCAATCCCCAGTCATAGGCCACCTCATCCATGGTCGGATAGAAGATGTCTCGGATCTGCGGATAGGTCGGTGCGAAGTAGCCAGCGTTTACGCTCGGCCATTCCATGAAGTGCTTGCTCAGTGCAGAGCAACCCACCCAGGTCTTGCCGGAACCGAATCCAGCAACGAAAGCGCGAAACTTGTTGGGCAACGTGAGGAACTGCGCCTGGGGAACGTTAAGGCTCGGCATTCGGCTTCCTCGCATCCACTACGTCCACCTGGATACGAGTAGGAACTGCCGGCTCGTCGTCCGGCTCCTCCTTACGCGAGCGGTTGACGTACATATCGCCCGTCTCCTTCGCAGCCTGCTCCAGGATCTGCATCGCGAGGCTGATGTTCCTCATGCTCTCGGCCTTCTCCACGAAGCGATTCAAGGCGCGAAGGCGAAACGCTCGGTTGGCGATGGGGATCTCTGCTGTCTCTTCCCGGAAGCGCTTGCGAGTGTCCTCAAACACCGTCCGCCACTTCAGGCTTAGGTCGCGCCCTGCGTATTTCGTGGGGTCGTAGAACTCGCATTGCTGCCGGCTTACCTCGAGGCCGAAGGTGTCCTTGACTGCTTGCGCCACTTGGCTTGGCGTATCGAAACAGGCAAGGGACTGCACAATGAAGCGCTTTACCTCATCTTTCAGGGCTGCCATATGGGTTTATTCCGTCAAAGTCTGGTCAAGTGTCAGGCCGACTTGAGGAGACAGGTTCCGCAGGCCCTCGCTATGTTCAGTTTCCCTACCTCGGCAGGGTTGTTAGCAGCATCCACCAGAGCTTGAACGTCAGGCGTAGCGCCGTAGCGGCGCACCACACCGACGAACTCTTCCACGTCGTGGCCTCGAAGCTTGACCTTCGGCTTACCGTCTTGGGTGAATGCGGGTTGACCGTACTTGTCGGTCGCGTGAGCTAGGTGATACAGCTCATGTTCGATGAGTGCGCAGAACTCTAGGTCGCTGCACTGGGCGCAGTAGTCGGCGGCCAGAGTGATGATGAAACCCGGTACTTCGCCGAACCAATCCCGCATCTGCTGCTCCATCCGCGCCTTCTGCCAGCCACCGGTACGGAATGCGACCTGCTCTGCCTGGCCCAGGACTGTGCGCCCTTGCTTCTCGAAGGATGACGAGGCCCACATGATCCGGATGTCTGCATCCAATAGGTGGGCGTGGTCTTGGTTGTGGATGTTGCCGGTGTCGGCAAGGATTTCAACTTGGAGCCATTCCCACACTTCAGGTGCTGGAACAAGCCGAATACCGAAGCTAGATAGCTCGGCCAACTCAAAGAGCGACATTGGAGGATATGGCCTTTCCATAGTCACCTTGAGGTTGAAAGAGTCGCTGATTGGCGGTATTGGTGTCCGGCCATTTCAAAAAAAAGTAAGGACACTTGCCGCAATGCAATATTCCCGTTGCCTCGCCTTCACAGCAATGACACTCGCCTCAGTCACACTCTCCGGATGCGTTTCCGCTCCGACTTGGGTGAATAGAGGACCAGCAGACATTATTACTGGCAAAGGCCTGATTTCCTGCTACACGGATGCGAACATCATCGATGGAGAGAGGATGGAGGGCACCATATGTGCCACTCCCGAGTCGGGCTTCTTCGGCGGTGGCGAGCCAGAGATCTATTTTGGCCCGTGGAACCGGAAATTCATGAAAGAACCTGCCGGTAAGACCACAGCAGGTGTACAACGGGACTACCAAGGGAAAAAGGTGTTCCTGCAGTGTGATCCTGTCTTAGCACGGGATAACAAAACTGAAACAGGTCGAGCTTGTAAGGTCACGATCAACGATCAGCTTCTGGTCAGCGCGAACGTGGTGTTCAAATTCTGATTCGGTTAGCGCATCGCTGCAATCAACGAGGACACAGCGGTGGATAGGATGCTAGATGAACAGTCCATACTGCGTGCAGCTAGAGAGTGGGCCTCCCGAACTGGGCGTGATGAAGCAATGGCCGTCAGCAGCGCTTCAGAAACTATGGCAGCACTGAAAGCTAAGCTACCGCTGGGCGAGGTTGAAGTTCTCTTGGAGAGTCTTCTCCGTCAGTACGAAGACGACGGTAGGTAAGGCTGTCCAGCTCACATTGCGCGATCCGCTGATTGGAAGATTCGCGTTAGCGCTTGCAGTGATAGCACGATGCCGGTATTTATGAGGCTCAACTCAATGCAAGGAAAGCAAAATGTCTGACAATTTTAAAAATCTACGTAAAGACACCGGAATGAGCGTCGGCTCCCCTGAAGCTCAGCGAGATTTGGCGGTGGCAGCAGCGCTGACGCTGATCCAATCACGAGTTTTGAATGCTACCGGCGGGAACCAACTCCAGTGGGAGCTTGGCAATCTATCTGCGTACGCTGATCTAATTCAGGAAGCTCTGAAAGTGAAGTAATCCATCCGTGCCGATCTACCGGCGGCACGCCGTCCGAGAAAAATTGGAGGAACGAATGGGGCTCGACCATAACGAAGCTGTGGCAATTATCACGGAGCTACAACGATGGCATGACGAGGCTCGGAGCTTGGTTGACGACGCCGCCGATAAGTTGAGACTCTCCTCAAATAGCACTGATCTCTTGAAGGCTCGGCTTACCAAACTGAAAGGAGAGATTAAAGAAGCTGCAAAATATGAGACTCTCTCGCGCAAGAAATCTCCAAAAACCGACTTGGAGCAGTTTTTTTTCGGCCCAGCTGTTAGGGCTACGTCCTCTAACTTCCGAATGAGAACTGATACTAGTCCTTACAGCGCAATGTGGAACCGAGGGCTTCACGAGGTAGAGCATGAGCTTTCGTACGCTATTCACAGTATCCGTGAATCTCTGAACGCGAGCGTTTAGTCTAGAGTCGTACCTTGGTTACGGTAATTCGTAAGCGCGTATCGAGAATGCAATTGTCATTGTAGATTGACAGGAACGGGTATAAATCAAAGGAGTGAAACGTGGCATTCGATTGGCATTCGGGTCCTATCACGCGCGCCACCCCTATCGATAACGACTACCGAAATACCCAGAGCGTTCGCCGCTTCCTGGTTTCGCAATGTGGGAATTCATTCAAGTTTGACCGGCCTTTTATGGCCTGGATCAAAAATGCGAAACCTCCAACAATGGGTGATATCGCAGACGAATGGAACAGACTCCATCAGTAAGCGGTGACCATCCGGTTACTTTTACTCTCGCTGCGCTGGGGCTAGGCATTATTCAGCTTAGCTATCGGGCTAGCTAACGCGCACAAACGCCCTCGCTGCGGGATGCGACCTACCGCGCCTTGTCACAGCCCGCACAATGCTCACAGTTCAGGCGCCGACAGAGCCAAGCCCTTACCCGTTGCCAATACGTGACCATGAAAAGGTGACGGATTCCGGCCGACGCCAAGGCGATGTGCAGGGTCAGGCCGGCAACCGTCGGGCCAAACAAGAAGCTGTTATGCCCAACGGCCACCACGTAAGCGCTGATGGCGATCGTCGAGTAGATCAGCTTTCCAAGAATGCCGTCCCTCACCTTCCCGCTCACAACGCACCAGAACGCCCAGGCCGCGATAAAGCCGCAGGCAACGGAATTGATCAGCTCAAGATTCATGGTGGATTACCTCCCCCGAACCGCTGGCGTAATAGCGCCCATAGGTCAGCGGCCTTGATAGCTCGATGAACCGCCGCCATGAGTGACCCGCCGAAGGTGCCCAGAAGGAAGCCAACGCCGGCAACGTTGTTGGGCTCAGTGACACCAAGCTTGTCGCTGACCATCCCAGTTAGGTACAGAGCACAGGCCACGCCAGTCAGGAGGAAAATCGTCCAGGCGCGCCAATTGGTCAGATCGTCTTTATGCCACCAGCTCGCAACCACGGCTCCAATGAGGCCCGCTATCACCCAATCGATCTTCTCGAGCAGGCGATTTAGATACTCCATGCGCTCGACTCCGATTGTGCATGTAAAAAAGGCCTGCGCCGGCCCCGGGCAGAGCCCCGAAGAAAATAAAACAAAAGTGTTGTGTTACTACAAAAATGTTGTAGGATGAAGCCATCCAAACAACGAGGCGAGGTGATGAAGTTCAGCGAATTCAGAAGATGGCTAAAGACCCAAGGCGTGACCTTTGAAGCAGGCAAGGGAAGTCACTTCAAGATCACCGCGCCGACCGGCAAGAAGACCACCTTCGCGGATCATGGTAGTAAGGAAATGCCAGAACCGACCCGCAAGGCGATCATTAAACAATTGGGGCTCTGAAGAGCCCCTGCACCACAATCTGAATGCTGAACGATCACCTCCAAGGGGAGTGACCATGTACGACTATGCAGTCCGACTCGAACAGGACGGCAGCGCTCCAGGCGTTGCCGTTTTTTGCCGTGACTTACCAGAACTGAATAGCTTCGGTGACAATCGAACTCACGCCTTATCAGAAGCTGTAGACGCCATAGAAACCACTCTCTCTCTTTATGTCGACGAGCGAAGGGCTATACCTGCTGCTTCTGGTCCAGAGCCTGGTGAGTATGTGGTTCGTTTGCCTGCTGTCACCGTGGCTAAAATCACATTGTGGAATGCAATGATGGAGCGCGACATGCGTAAGGCTGACTTGCGTCGCCTGCTCGGCGTGCATCAGGTCCAAAGTGACCGACTCGTCGATTTCCTACACACATCCAAAATTGAACAGGTTGAAGATGCTCTGAAGCATCTAGGACTGTCAGCACCTGCGCCCTACCAATCGATGCGATTCTTCTACGCCCCCCACAAGCATGGTCGCGACTTCGACAAGCTTCGCCTATGGGCTCATTACGACCCGCGCATCAGTACGGAAGAAGCGAACGACATTGTGCTGAATACCCTTGCGTCTGAAGACACGCCCGAAGCACTACGCAGCGCTCTCGCACAAGTCATTAAGGATCATTTCAGATATTGGGCGTATCCATCCTTTTCATTCAAAGGCAAAAACGCAGACGCAGGAATCCTCTTCAACTACTCGTCCATGCCGAGCGGAATGGCCCCAGATAAAAAATGGTTGGAGCTAACCGCCGGTGACGTCTACCAATTAGACGAGGCCGCATATCGCAACTTGTTAGGTCTACCTAAGAAGACGTAAGCGATCCACCTAGGTGGGAGGCGGCGCTTGGAATGGAGTTGCTGGTCTCGACGAGCAGCCAATAAAAAGCCCAGCTTGATGGCCGGGCTTATTGGGTATCAATTGGATGGCTGGCGACTGTGGTACCAGTAGAGGTATAGAAGCCCTAAAGGCGCGATAAAAATTGCCAGGAACCAGCAGACGAACATCGTGATTATCTTGGTAGCGAGCATCAGCAAGGCATTCACGAAGAACACATTCCCCCCCATGATGAATCCCACCACACTTTCGTACACGAATCGTGCATAGGGGTACAACAGGGTACTAACTACCGCAAGGGATGTGTTGGCAAAATCAATCCCAGATGGAGACCGCGACTTCATGTAGATGAAGAACGCCGCGAACAGCGCTCCGAAAAAAAGCTGTCGGGCGTAATAGCTCGGGGTCAGGCCGCCAAAGGTCATAGCAAAGAATTGCCGCATAAGATCCATCTCAAGGTTCGAAATTTGAGCCCGGATTTTAGCAGTCCAACCTATCAACCAGTAAATCTTAAAAACAAAAAGCCCAGCATCTATGGCTGGGCTCTTTCTATCATCCCTATCAATACGCAGGAACGGCAGGATGGGTAAATAATGGCTCATTGGCTCAAGTCAAGTCAAGCGGCTTTTGTTTCAATAAGTCCCTCTGCATCCAACAGCGTTTGGGCAGCAACTAAAGCCTCATCAACTTCGCGCTCCAGCGCCTTACGTATATCCCTCCGCCACCGCTCCTGCGTCTTGATCGGATGAGGCTCTTCGGACCAATTATCCATCTCGTACCACGCTGCTGGCAGCACGGTTGTCGAACGTTTGCCACTGACTCCAGCTGGCTTGGGTAACGCCCAAGTAATGATCGCACAATGTCTAAATCGCTCAGGTGCTGGTGAGCGCACAGTCTTTGTCAGCTCAGCGATGGCGGTGTGTTTGCGCTCGGTGTGGGTGGAGTACTTCGCCACGAGTACACGCCATTGCGCGGGCGAAAGAGATCTATGAAGTCGTCCAAATACCCAGCAGTCAGTGAGAAGCGCCGCATCCCTACCCACCATCTCGCCGGTGTGCTTATCACTTTGCACTTTGGGTTCAAAGTCGCATCCCCCTGCTGAGCTGATGGTTTCGGCGGCCAACGCCCGGACGACTGCGGAAATAACGTTGCGATAGGTCATGCTGCGGCCCTCTTCAGTTCTCTGGCCTTTGCTCGATACTCGGCCTTGATGGTCTTCAACTCTTCGATGGTGTACTTGCGGGGCTGATGAGGCCCTTCTAACCAAGCCACCTTTTCTTCGCCAATCCGTTTCACCAGCTCGATTCGATAGTTCACGATATTGCCGGACTGGTGGTTGTTGCACGGCGCACACTGACGCCAGACGTTCAGCGGCTCAAAGCGAAGCTCGGGGCTGCCTCCAACTGTGCGGTAATGACCTGCATGCCATTGCCCGTTGTGGTGCCGGCCACAACTCACGCAGGGAAGCCCTGCATCGCGCAGTCGAACCCAGGCATTGAACGCAACCTGCGCTTCCTTCATGTGCTGAGAGCGTGACTTGATTCGCTCCTTGGCGGCTTTGATTGCTCGGCGCTCTAGCTGGGCCAGTGACTTACGTTCCTGCTCCCGTTTGACCAGGACCAAAGCGACTGCACATGCCGGGCTGCATACCACTTGGCCTAAACGTCTTGGCGGAAAGCTGCCGCCGCATGCAGGGTTCTTGCACTTCTTCGGCTTGGGCTGCTTTGCAATCATGCAACCACCTCACATTGGTCCATCGGCGCCTCCATCCGCATCAGGTATGTCTGCGCGCGGCGATGAGCCATATTCCTGAGGAACCCGGCGCGCTCCAATCGGCGATCTGCCAAGCTCGCTCCGTTGTATCGATAGCAGACAAGATTGAAACGAGCCCTTTCCGACCAGAATCGGTGGTTGGCAGCTGGGCACCGGCTGATTTCCTCGAAAGTCGTCATGCCGCCTCCTCGCTCAGCAAATCGGAGAACACCACGCCTTGGCGCGTGAAATACGTGGCGATGCGATCCGTGTAGGCGATGCCCTGGGCACGGTTGAACAGGCTTGTCACTGGAAAGCCGTCAGGACCGAACAACTTGTGGTCGCCCATCATTGCGAGCTTTTCCTCGTAAGGCAGGTGACGCATAACCCGGTACCACGCCGCTTGAAAGCCGGCGTCTTCGTTGAGCAGGATTTGCACGCCAAAATGCAGCTTGCAGTAGCGACGAGCGTCTGCCGCATCGCCGATCTCGGTCATTTCTGCAATCCGCTTGTACATCGCGAACCAAAGGGCGTTCTGGTCCAACGTACGATCCTTTCCTGGGCGGAGGGACACGACCACATACTTCTTCTCACGGTACATAGTGGTCAGGCTGGTGATTGCCTCGGTGAGTTTGGATTGGCAATTGACGCTGATTCTATCGGTCATTGAGCCGCCCTCCTCGCTTCCAACTCCTGGACTTGCTGCATCAACAATGCCCGGCGATCCGCCAACTCACTTGCTGCCTCAATCCGCATTTCATCCTGCTTCTCGGCGTTTGCCGCACGCATTTTCAACATCGACTTCTTCACCATTCCTAGCTTCTCGCGCAGCTTCGGCGCCGGTCGGGCAACTGTCCCCGTGATCAACCCGGCCAAGGCTCGTCCGTCCTCGGTAATCGGTTCAACACTCAGGTCAGCGAGATACTTCTGTCCCCGCTCCTGCGGTATGCGCTGCATCTGCATCGCCTTGGTGATTGCCTGGATTCGACGGCTCGCGTCGAAGCCCACAGAGACATGCCAGTTAACCGGCTTAGCCTCTTCACGGGCCTGGCTCACCAAACGCTCGTAGGCGCTGATGAACGCCATCCGGGCACCGATCTTGTCGCCGGCATCGAGGACAGGCTTCGCAGCAGCCAGGGCGAGCTGGATCTCATCGGTAAGCACCACGGTCTCAAATTCATCACTGGTGGCTATCGCGATGGCCCAGGCTTCGTCCTTGCCAGGACGACCGTCGGCAGCCTGGACGCGCTGGAGGATGGCGGCCAAGGTCAGCTTTCCGCTCAGCTCACGTCGGCAGGATTTCAGAGCACTGGCGACCACCGGGACGGGGTATTCCGAAAGATCGTCAGCCATCATTTCAGCCGCGTCTGCGGTCAAGGTCTGACCAAGCACTTCGGCAGTGGCGGTGATTGCCAGGGCCAGCTGCGCGATCTGGTCGGAGGTCATGCGCTCACATGAACTCATTGGCTTTCCTCCTTTCGCGATCCATGATCCGGCGAGCAGCGTCCTGGCCGGCGGCGAGGTTGGCTTGCTTGCGCTCGATCTGCTGAGCCGTGGTCAGGTTCATCCGGCGGTTGGTCATCCACTGGGTGTGATAGGCCTCTGCCTTGGTGAGCAGGTCACCGATGCCGTGGCAGCCGATGATCAGCCGCGAGTCGTCGATGGTCAGGAAGTACGCGGCGACGTGGTGAGCGACATCGACCCCAAGGCGATCAACCAGCTTGCCGACCTGCCCTGCGACTTTGGCGTTCCACACCGGCCATGCGTCGTACCGCTTACGGTAGGCCATGGCGTAGTTCGCCCAAGCCTTGAAGGTTTTGCAGGACTGGTCTTTTGGCCCTGGCATGTCGGCGGGAATCTCGCACCGCGGTTGCTGGGGAGTGAACGGAACGATTTGGCCCTTCGCGACCTTGGCCGCAGCCTGGGTCGCAATTGGTTCAATGACCGGTTCATTGACTGGTTCAAAAGAGTGACTGGTTCTGGGTGCAGCTCCTGCACTACCCCCTGGTGCAGCAAATTCACTAGGGGGTGCATCTGCTGCACTACCCTGGTGAATCTCTTGCACTACCCCTGGTGCAGGAGGTTCACCACCTAGGGTGAGGTAGTAGACGTTTGAAGAGTTACCCTTCGGGCCACCCTTTCTGACTTCCTTGCGCAGCAAACCACAAGCACAGAGCGCGGCTATGTGGTTCATGACAGAGCGCTTGCTGATCTCGCACTGATCAGCAATGTGCTGGTACGAAGGCCAGCACTCCCCCAGGTCACTGGCGTTGTCGGCCAGTTTGATAAGCACCAGTTTGCGCAACGGATTGCCAACGCGAATCTTCATCGCGGCAACCATAAGTCCCATGCTCACGCTGCACCTCGCAATGCCCGGCCTTGGGTAACCGGACGCAAGCCACTGTTCAGGGTTCTACGCGACACCTTTTCGTCACCGCCAATATGTGTCGCGACATTGGCCGGGGTATTGATCGAGTGGTTTGGATAGCGCATCATTTGCTCTGCTTCTTGTTGTACCGCTGTGAAAAACCACCCTGTCCGGTGGTTTTTTTACGTCTGGAGAAAAGTGAGTCCCTCTTCAGGCCCTAAGTGAGGGCCTCAAACTATCCAGTTGAGGGCCTCTTCAGTCCCACCAGGGTCAAAACTGGTGCTTTACGCCTTCCAACGAAGGCCGTTGCGCCTGAGGCGATTGCCTCAAGCAGGATCTCGTTCACCGCCTCTTCGAACGTCCACCCTCTTGCTTCCATGAGTCGATGAACCTTGGCTCGGATCTCGGGCGGCACGTTCTCTTCAGTAAATTGCATCGTGCCCTCCTGAGGGCCTCTAGCCCGCGATATCCTTCAAATCCTCCGGCATCAGTGCTTCGATGGCGCCGTTTACGGCTGCCCACTCAAGCATCTCGAATAGGTAGGTTGCGTACTCGCGGCGGCTCTTGTCGGCGGCACGTTGCAGTTGCCGATCCAGAAGCGGATAGAGACGGATCTTGCGAGCGATGTCTCTGCGTTGATTGAGGGGGTCTTTAAATCCCATCGGTGCAAAACTCCTTAATCGTGGGGAAGGATTAGGCTGCTGATCTATGTGACGGAAACGGGCGCTTCTCTTGGGCTTGAAAGCTGCCGTCAGGAAGCTCCAATACACGGATGTCACGTTTGGCGGTGAGCGCCTTGTGGATTGCCGGGGCAGTCACGCGAAGTAGCCGAGCTGCTTCGGATTGCCCTTTTTCAGCAACAAACCTATCGAGTGGGGTTTCGTTCATGATCTGGCCTCGGTTGTGACAGCCAGATATTAACCATCTGTTAATTTTGAATCAATACCGATGGTTTCTTTATATTTTTAACCTTTGGTATACATTCGCATGATGACGAAAAAACGAATTCTGCCTCCTGACCGCCTAGCCGAGTGCGAAGCCGCTCATGGACTGTTTCTTTCCAAAAAGAACGAGCTAAAGCTCAGCCAGAAAAAAATCGCTGATGCCGCGGGCATGACTCCTGCCGCAGTGAACTTGTATTTCAAAGGGATCAACCCTCTGAACGCGCAATTCGCAGCAGTGTTGGCTCGAATGATTCACGAACCGGTAGAAGCTTTCAGTCCTCGCCTTGCCGAAGAGATTCGCGACTTGACCAGCGCTCCGGTAAAAGCGGGCGACATGGACGACGCTCCAGCAGGGAGCGCGGCTGACATAGTCCAAGACATGCTGAGTCGCAGCGGGAAAAATCTTTCTGAAGATGCTCGCCGACGTTTACTGGAGGCAGCACAAGCAGAGGATCGTAAAGGCGTTATCGAACTGGACTACTACCGTCCAGGTGCGGTGGGTGACGAGGTTTGGATTGCTCATTACGACGTCCGTGCCGCGATGGGCGGAGGTCAGATCCCCCACGACTATCCCGAGGTGCTTCAAGATGTGCGCGTTAGCCCGAAGCATTTACGTGAGATGGGTGTCGAGTTCAAAGAGCACTACCACCTCAAGATTGTGACAGGTTGGGGCCAGTCAATGGCGCCAACCATCAAGCATCGCGATCCGCTCCTTGTTGATATAAGCATCCGCGAGTTCACAGGAGATGGAATTTACATGTTCTCTTGGGAGGAACATTTGTACATAAAGCGGCTCCAGTGGTTAGGCGATGGTAAGTTCAGCATGATTTCGGACAACGCCCTCCATCCGGCGCGGACGATCCGGGCCGAAGAAACCTACATCCAGGCACGGGTCTTGCTGGTATGGAATGCAAATTTGGTGTGAATTGCCTAGCACATCATGTAAGCCATTCGCCATAAGCCGCGTAATCGATTGGATGTAGCCATTTAGGATCGGCGATGGTGGCCGAAACAGTGGGGGAACCGAGTGGTGTTGCACTCGTCTGAGCTATAGTCATCTCCTATGCCTTGCGTTCCAGACGAACAGCATAAAGTGACGCCGATTGCCAGTTGACTTGGCTGTTTACCCGTTCATAATCCCGGTCCGGTTTAAAAGCAATACTCTTCACCCATCAGGGAGGGCATTATGTCCATCAAAGCAACAGCGTCGACTTTAATAGTCGCAGCTTTGGCATTGGTAGGCGACTACTCAGCGATTCAGCCCCCCCTGTCACCGTCTGCGTACCATGAGTCCTCTTCTCATAGGCATCCTAAAATCCGCGATTTGCGTTCTACGATCTCAAATCTGACTAACGGATGGCTGGAGCTTGATCGGATTTACTCCGAAGCTATGAAGGCTGCGTATGCTAGCGGCTCGTTTGATGCTGAAAGATTTGGTCGGAATGTTGAGCTGCTTAGCGCTATTCGTGCGCTTGAGGCATCTCTAAAGGCGGCTGATGTTCCAGCCGAGCTCTCTACAGACCACCTAGGGCTTCGCCGTGCGATAGCTAAGACGAGATCTCGTCTTGCGATGCTCGACAATTTCTATAAACAGTTTTTCGTGTCTTTCGAAGAGTTCGATAGCGCCGCCTCCGCCGACGGCCTCAAGGCATTGGCGGACCACACGACGAAGCGGCTCGGCGAGATCGCCTAAGGGTTGAAATGGCTGTCGAGGTTTTCTTCCATAAAGGGACGTTTGCAGAATTCTTCGAGCCGGTTGACCAGAAGCATCCTGGCCTCTCGGCAACGCTGAAAGCAGAATTCACACGATATATCGAATCCGATCGGACCAGTCTTCCTAGCATTTTTGGCAAAGACGATGCGTACATGCAACCGCCGCAAGCAGTGCAGGCGTGTCTGATGCATATTCACATCAAAATTCCGCCGGCCCGATTTCCTCCTGGCTTGCCTCGTCATCAGCGGAAGTGCTCTGTTGGTAAGCCTGGAGAAGACGCAGCGCTCGTTTACGTCCCAGGTGAGCTAGAAGAAAACCGATATCTGCTTTTGGCGTTTCTCTGGCCAGATGCCCATACCAAAAGTCGAGACAGGACAAAAATGCGCTACCTCGCTCGCCTAGCTAAAGAATGGCGAGACAAAAACTAATGTTAGAAAGCCCGCCAACAGAGCGGGCTTTTTGGTTAAGCGTCAGAAAGGCGCCAGTTCCTCTTCCCTCTCGCTCATATCAATCATCCGATCTTCCTCCGAGCGCGCCTCCCACCTCAGCGTCACCGACCCATCGCCGTTGAATGTCACGTCAATGCCATCCGTTTCGGATAGCAGGTTCACTACCTGCTCCCAATCTCTATCTTCATCTGTATCCAAACGATGGATTGTTACCCAGCGCCGGATCTGCGCCACGGGGTGATTAATCATCGATGAGACGCGTAGTCCTAGACGCTCTAGCCCGCTAACTCTTCCCTTTTTTGAAGGTGTCGATTGGCTGTTCGACTCAGTCATTCCCCCTCCGATAACTGTATATAAATCCAGCCTTGCGAGCATAACGCAGCAGCGATGAAAATTAATTAACCATCGGTATTGACGAAATAAATATACCGATGGTTAACTATATCCATCGTATGCCCTACCGCTTACGTAGGGACTCAACAGACCCGTAGCTCTTTAAAAACGCGCGCCATAAACGATTACCCAGCCAACGCTGGGAGGTCAGCCCCGGCCACACCTGTGGGGCGAGAGGAAGTCAGGTGAACAAAATCGCGCCGCGACTACTGGCGACCGGCGATCCGATAGCCCCGAACGGCTACCAACGCGCAGAACTGCGGCGGCGGACGAGGTGTTGACCGAACTGGCGAATGACCCGGTAGGAGGCGCGAGCGATACAGCTTTTTCACTGATGCACCTGGACCTCCGGGTGCATTGGGAAAACAACTGAAAAGTCATCCGGCGCGCCCTCTACGGCGCGCTCCTAGCTACTCCTCGCGCTGCCAACCCGCAGCCAGGTTTCAGTTCAACATCTCGCCAGACGGAGGCCTCTATGACCGCTGCATTGAAAATCAGCCAACCAATAAAAATCATCCAGTCCCCTCCGATGGCTAGCGAGGATACTTGGGAAAATGCACGAGCCGAGTGGCTGTACAACGCTGTCGAAAGCCTGCTGGCCGGGGTAGACGTTAAAGTCCAGCGCCGCATGCGCCGGCCTCAGACAGTAACCACGGCTCAGCTCGCTCTGGCGATCGACGAGCACGTGAACAACCGGCTCGCAGACTGTGAGGTGCATTCTCCGGCACTGGGTTGGTTGATGCTTTCTTTGGGCAATGGCAGACCCGACAAGAACGCGATCGCTGAGCTCCTTGGCCCGAGCTATCACCCGTTGGGCAAGCGCGGCGAGATCGCTCAAACGTTACTTGAGCCCCTGGCTGACGACGCATTGATTGCTCAAGCAGAGGACAACGAACTGTGAGTCCTCACATCGCAATCGACCAAGCCCTAGCAGCGCTCGAAGAGTCTGAAAGCAAAGATTTAGACGACACGCTCGCCGAGGGCCTGAATGTCCGCCACTTCACGTCAGGCGGGATCACACCCGAAGAATTCCATCACTATAGCGCACGTCTGCTGAAGATCAGTCGGAAGCGCAAGGAGGCGCAATGAGCACCGCACCGGTAAAAACGCTGATCGATGAGCAGTTGGATGACATCCAGCGCAGGATAGCCATCATCGGCTTTGGCATGCCGTTCAATGAGGTGATCGGACGGAGCCGTGACGAGCGCGTCGCAGATCTCCCACGGCGCCTCACAGCAACCATGCAGGGCCGGCGAATCGCTGTGAGGGTTCGCCCTTGATGAATAGCCATCAGCGCGCCCGGCGCCTTCTCATCTGGCGTGGATCCTTCTCAACCATCGCCTTTTGCTTCTTCTTGATGTTGCTCAGCGCTCTGGCTGATCGCGTCACCCAATAACTTCAGCTCTGTACGCAGCGCCTCTCGTCGGTGGCGCGGAGAATAGTTATGTCCAATACCCGCATCTGGGATCAGGTCAACGTAACCGATCCCAGCGCAACAAAGAATTTCACTGGCATGGGCGGTTTCAAAGGCACCGCCATTAAACCCACCTACCTGATGCGCAAGGCCACGGAAGTGTTCGGCCCGTGCGGCGAGGGTTGGGGTTGGACAGTCCTTGAGGATCGCTTCGACGAAGGCGGCCCTCTTCAGGCTCCCACCAAGGAATGGCCGGACGCTCCACGCATTAACGCCAAGCTGCACACTTTGAAAATTCAGCTCTGGTACGTGGGCAAAGATGGTCAGAAATGCACCGTCGAGCATTACGGCCATACCCCTTTCGTCCATCTCCAACAGGGGAAGATCGTCACTGACTGGGAGGCTGCGAAAAAGTCGCTGACCGATGCTATCGGCAAGTGCCTCCAACCCCTTGGGTTTGCAGCAGACATCCACATGGGCCTCTTTGAGGATGCCGCCTATGTCGATGCGGTGCGCGATGAGGTAGCGATGATCAAGGCTGAAGACAAGGTCGCGGAAGAGGAACGCCAGAAGCAAGAACGGCTGGATTACATCAGGTCGGTTGTCGAGACGATGCAAGGTGCCCAGTCGCTGCAAGAACTCAAAAAGATCCACGATCACGCGGTTCGACGCCTGACCGCGCGAAAAGACGATACCGCGGTCCGGCGCATCGCCAAAGAACTGAAAGACCTTTCTGCGAAATTCGAAGAGGAGTCAGCTGCATGACCCAGCTATACGCACTCTCCGGCAAGCTCGCCGAGATCCAGGCGATGGCCGACGTCGATGATGAGGGACTTAAAGAAGCCCTACAGCACGCGCTGGAGGAGATCCAAGGCGAGTTCGAAGTGAAGGCCGACAATGTCGTCATGCTGCGCCGGAACATTGAAAGCGATGTCGCCGCGATTGAAAACGAGATTGAGCGTCTCACTGAGCTCAAGCGCATCAAGAACAACAGCGTGGCCGAGATCACCGACTACCTTCGCCGGAACATGGAAGCGGCAAATCTCAAAACCATTAAGCGTCCCCTTTTCACCATTACCCTGGCCCTCGGCAAAGAGAAGGTAATCGTGGACAACGAGGACGCCGTGCCGGATGAGCTCATTGCCGTGAAAACCAGCATTGCGCCCGATAAGAACGCTATCGCCGCCAAACTCAAAGAAATCCGCGATCACAACGACGCCGTCCGGAAGCGGATCGAAGCTGGTGAAGACGTCGAGCATGAACTTCTGCCCGAGCCGTCCTGGGCGCACCTGGAACGTGGAGATAGCTCCATCCGAATTAAGTGAGGCAAAGATGATTAGCAATCACCTCAGCCTGATCGAGCTGCAGCGGCGGAATGCAGAATCGATCGATGATCAGATCACCAAATATCTCCAGGAGGGCGGACGAGTCGTTCAATTGGAGGCACCGCCTTTCAATCCGATACGACCGCCCCGCTCGACCCGTATAGACCCGGAAACAATCTTGAAGCGGAAACGAAAATCGCAGCCTCACGCCAAGCGGAGGACGAGACGCAAAGAGGTGGACACGCCATGAGCAAACGTAAAGCGAATAACAACGTCGCCCGCGCCGAACGAAAATGCCGGGCATTGCTCAGGACCAACCATGTCGCAGTGGTAAACATTGACCCGAGCGGCACGCAGGTCATGATGAACTGGAAAAGTTGCAGCCAGATCCGAACGCTTGGAATCGCAAACGCAATCTTCGATTTCGGCTACCACTGGACAATCTATATCGCCGGCATGTGCCGAGACGACCGCGGAGCCGAGTACATCAAGCCAGTGGAGATATCGCCGGAGGGCGTCTACAAGGTGGAGCGTCTTACAGATGTTATCGAGCATTACTACCTGGAGCTCCGCAACAGCTGCAATCCGAATCACTTGGTGGCGTCTGGCTGGATTGCGATACCGGACGAGGTTTCGCTTAAAGAGGCTCATGCCGCGAGAATTTTTGCCAACGTAGGCGCTTGGAACCAACTGAAGGTGGCAGCGTAAGGCTCGTCTGACTTTATACAACCGGCAGAGCAGTCATCCAATCGGTTTTCGTTGCGTTTGTCCAAATGGCTTAGGCCAGCCGACTAACGTAGGAGTTGGTTCTATATGCGCCTTTTTCTCCGCAAAAATAGCGTTGTTCCTATGGACGATGGGCGTTAAACCGCGGGCTTCGAAGCGGCTGAAAAGGTCGCGCATACGCTCGACATCAAATTTGTTGCCCTGACATGCCTTAATAAAGCGAAGGCTGATTTTGTAATGACCACAGACTAGGCAGACGAGATCATCCCAATCACCGTAAAGGCCCTTACGATACGCATCGCCCCAACAGATCCAGCAGCTGCACATCATCTCTACTACCACCTCCCGTTTCCCAACAGATTTCAGGCAAACGGTTTAAGTTCCTTAGAATGCTGGCACTGGCCAACCGATGGCCCTCAGGGCTGAAATGCGGACCTCGTCAGGCGCTAAACGGTACGGATAACTGAAGATCTACTTCGTCTAAATGGTCGATGGAACAGAGGGCGATAACGTCCCGACCGAGCGAAGGGCAAAAACCTGCGTGTGCGGAGTTCGAATGTCCAGCGAACCTTTCGACCTACCAGTCGGGGCGATACGCCCTGCTGAAAAAATACTCAAAGATATCGAGACTGCCGGATCGATGATCCTAGCCGTGAAAAACGGGGCAAAAGCTCACGGATTTGTGATCGGCTTAACCTGCGCGGGAGCCATCACCGAGGATCAAGCCGACCTAATTCTGGATCGGTTCGACCACGCGACGGAGAGAAGGCTTCGAGACTTGGCACTTAACGCTAAATAGGAGTTTTTTCCAACAGCACTCAAACGCACGGGTCATTCATAGATTTTTCCGCAGTACAGAAAAACCGCAAACTGACGCCAAGGATTAGATGGATCAAGCCCTTGCCTGATACCGAAGTCGCTGGATTCAGCCCAAGCAACGGCAGATTCCAAAAAACCATCTATTGTATCGTTTTCCCAATCAGTGCTATCCGCTGAGGCTGCCGCTCTATCTGCCATCAAAGCATGGGCAAATCTAAGAAAAGATTGGTCGTCGTTGACTTCTTCTAGTAGGTCGTAGAGGTCCATCGTCGCTTCATCCTTAAGGGGTGATCGGCTTATCTATCCGCTCACCAGATTCCATATCCTCGATCTTAAAGTCCCACCGGTCTTCACTTGGCATCGACTTGAGACCGTACTCCCGCCCGGCTTTTAGGTAAACGTCCCGAAAAATTGGCCTCGTCGCTCGTGTCCCCGTCCACTTCTTCACTTCAAGACGGTGTTTTCCCGGCGACAAGCGATATTCGGTACGCTGCGTGTACAACGCATACAAGGTGTCTGCTCCATCTACGCTGGCAATAGTGAGCGTCTTCTCTATCGCCCGAATACCTGCGGTTTCGGAGTTCGGTAGCCCTTCCGCTGCTTTCTCAGTGTAGGACCTACACCCAGCCGCCATAGCGATAATCATAGCGAAACCGAGGATGCTGAAGCCGCGCTTGAACTGCAT